GTGGCTCGCACGACGAAGGTGTAAAGAGTTCTTTTGGCAACCTCAGCCGGAGTACCTGTCAGTAAGCCATCTGTGGTGACCTGCATTCCTGCGGGTAGGCTCCCTGCTATCACGGAGTAAATGATGGCCGTTGAATCGCTGGTATTAGCCTCTAATTGAAGGCTAAATGCGATCTGCTCGTCTATAGTTGCAATTTTACCTGCTGTGGTTGTCCACACTGGTGTTGCCATTACTTTACTCCTTACAAGGATATTTATCGGCTATCGTTCTGCGTGCGAATCCAGTGTTCTAGGTGTTGTCGTAGACTTTCCTTGTCAACTTTATCAGAAGCACGTCGTATGGCCTCCTCCAAGCGTATGATCTCGGTTTGTGCGTTCTTATGCCTGTTACGGTCGTGATAACGTTTCTTCATTAGTGTCGTTTTTGACAGTGTGGAAGTGTGTATTATTCGCTTTCGATGTACTTGTTGCCTGTGAAGGACTCAAGATCACGAATCATTGCTTCCATGTTAATTCTGACAGTTTTTCCTGTCCTGCTGTTCCGTGAAAAATATTCCCATTCGCCGCTATCGTTGTGCGGTGAAATCTTTGTTTCGTTGTCTGCGGCATCAAGAACGAATACTTCACCTGTTCCTGAGTCATTTTTTACATATATGAAACCATGATCTGTGACTGCAGTCGGCTTAGACACTTCCGCCATTTTGATTGCGGCGTTGAAGTCGAACACGCCTGTACCTTGAGTGTTGAAAACAAGGTCTGCGTTTGATGTATCACTTTCGATTGTGTTGGCTCTTGCAGTGGTTGCCTCCATTAGTGTGAAGTTGGCCTCTGCGGCGGTCAAGTTTGTGTTTGTACCACCGATAGTGACGTTCTGTCCATTTGCCGGAGTAATTGTAATACTACCCGATGTTGCAGATATAACGTTCCCGTCTAATCTCAAGTTGTCAACATTCAGTTGTCCAGTTGTTGTCTGTGTTCCTGCGTGTGTAATTGCACCGGTCAACACAATAGCACCTGTGCCTGATGGATCGATGTTGACATCACCGTTGGTGTCTGTTGTGATCTTTCCTGATGCGTCGATGTTTAAGTCACCAACGTTAAAAGTTCCTGTTGTCAGTGATCCCGACACAGTCGTGTTACCGGTTGTGCTTACATCAGCAGTGTTCAAAGTTCCTACCACTGTTGCATTTGCCAGTACCTTCACTTGTCCTGTGCCACCACCATCTAATTCTAAATCTGCATTCGAGGCGTTGGCAATGATAGTGTTGTCGTTAAGTGTTATCCCATTGATTGCAACAGCACCAGTCATGGTCGCCGCGTTAATTGTAGGGTTGGTAAGAATTTTGTTTGTCAAAGTCTGAGAACCAGTCAATGTTGTCACTGTGGAGTCAATCGCTATGGAAACTGTGTTACCAGAAGCACTCGTCGTGATGCCCGTATCTCCAGAGAACTGCATGACTTCTGAATCTAGATCAATCGATAAAGTTGTTGAGTCATCACAAGCGAAATCTAAATCCTGTGCTGTGACCTGTGCGTCAACGTAAGTCTTTATTGCGCCTTGTGTGGCCAACAAAGTTGCACTTGATCCCAATGCACCGTTGTCTATTCCTGTGACTGTTGCACCCGTAGCCAGTGCTATGGATGTTCCCACAGCAAGTGTTCCACCTAAAGTGGTAGCACCAGAAATATTTGCTGTGCCATCCACAACTAGACCTTCGTTGATGTTTATTAATGTTGAATCGTCCGAACTCAATGTTGTGCCATTGAACTTCATTGCACCAAGTTTTATATTTCCTGTTCCATTTGGTGTGATCGTTATGTCACCGTTGGTAACACCTGTCGTGATAGCGAAAGTGCTTACGTCCAGATTTGCATCAAGTGTGTTGATGTCATTGTCAGTACCGTAAAGTTCTACGAAGTTGTCATTGATCTTGTCAAATGCTGTTCTTAATGGATCACCTGTGCCGTCATTTGCACTTGATCCGATGTTGATTGGTTGTCTAGCCATGTTATATTAATCCTTTGTTGTTAAGAATATTTATTTAGAATTTTATAAACCTAATGTAATTATTATAGGTCTATCAACACTCTTTGGAATTTGAATTGACAACTGTCATCAGAGATGTTTGTTGCCAACAGCCTTACATTACCGTCGTCAATGTCTGCTGTGAATGTGCATAGTGGCCCTGTGTGTGAAGTTGTAGAACCAAACACAGTCAAGTAGGCCTCGATTGTGCTGTCAGCACTTGGTCCATGTATAAGGTTGGCCTCTACTATCTCAAATCTGCCATTTGTTGAATCTGTTATTGAAAGGAAATACTTGGCACTCCTGTAAGTGCCTGATGCCCAACTGTCTACCAGTGATGTGGCCGAAGTTGCCACTGTGGCTGTGTTGTCTCCGATCTCTGAGTGATTCAGTGTTGATGGTGACGACAGCGTGATGAAACCCAGATTGCCCGAACCGTCCGTTTTTAATACTTGGCCCGATGATCCGTCGGTTAATGGGAAACCAAATCCGCTGATTATCACTCTGCCCGAGCCGTTTCCTGTCAACTCGAGGTTGGAGTTGGATGCATTTGTCGAGACAGTGTTGCCGTTTATGGTTACTCCGTCTATGGTGAATGAATTGGTAGCGGTCACGCTGGTGAAAGATCCTGCCGCTGGTGTTGTGGCACCTATCACGGTGTTGTCTATTGTTCCACTGTTGATGTCTGCCTTTGCCATAACCACCTGGCCTGTGCCTGCAGGTGCAATCACAAGGTCTGAATTCGATACAGTTGTTCTGATCTCGTTGTCACTTATGTTGATGTTTGAGTCAACAGTCAAGTTCGCTATGATAACGTTTCCTGTTCCACCTGGAGTTAAATTAATATCTGCGTTAGAACTGGAACTGATGGTATTGTCATTAAGTGTGAGGTTGTCGATTGTGATTCCACCGCCACCGAATGTTGTTGCACCGGTCACAGTAAGTGCTCCGAGAGTTGTCAGTCCACTGACGTTCAAGGTACCTGTTGTGGTCAAGTTTTCATTTCCAAAGTCTATTTCGCCGGAAGAATCAGTTATTGATCCTCCTCCTAGGACAAGGGTTCCAGCAGTCACGGTGCCTGTAGTTGATAAGTTTTCGTTTCCGAAACTGATGGCACCTGATGAATCGGTTATTGATCCATTCGCGAGTGTTAGGTTTCCTATCGTAGACCCGGTACCACTGTTGATTGTACCTGTTGAGGTCAAGTTTTCATTGCCAAAACTTATTGAACCACTTGAATCAGTGATCGATCCACTCGCAAGTGTCACATTACCAACCACAAGTGTACCTGTTGTGGACAAGTTTTCGTTTCCAAAACTTATTGCTCCACCTGAGTCCGTTATTGATCCATTTGCCAGTGTAAGGTTACCGATCGTAGACCCGGTACCACTGTTGATAGTGCCCGTTGATGTTAGATTCTCATTGCCAAAACTTATGGCACCTGATGAATCTACTATGGAACCACTTGAAATTGTTACATTGCCAACGTCTAGTGTACCTGTCGTGGTTAGATTTTCATTGCCAAAACTTATTGCTCCACTTGAGTCAGTTATTGATCCATTTCCCAGTGTAAGGTTACCGATTGTTGATCCTGTGCCACTGTTGATTGTACCCGTTGATGTTAGGTTTTCATTGCCAAAACTTATTGCTCCACTTGAATCTACTATGGAACCACTTGACAAGGTTACGTTACCAACCACCAGTTGACCTGTAGTGGACAAGTTCTCGTTTCCAAAACTAATTGCTCCACTTGAATCGGTTATTGATCCATTCGCGAGTGTCAGGTTACCGATTGTGGATCCTGTGGCACTGTTGATTGTGCCTGTTGATGTAAGATTTTCATTTCCAAAACTTATGGCACCTGATGAATCTACTATGGAACCACTAGAAAGTGTGACATTGCCAACCACCAGTTGACCTGTAGTGGACAAGTTCTCGTTTCCGAAACTAATTGCTCCACTTGAGTCAGTGATTGATCCATTTGACAGTGTAAGATTGCCCAGTGTTGATCCTGTTGCCGCTGATATTGTGCCTGTTGTGGACAAGTTCTCATCATTGAAAGTTATGGCACCACTTGAATCTGTTATCGATCCATTGGCCAGTGTTAGGTTGCCCAAGGTTGAACCTGTGGCCGCCGATATAGTTCCTGTGGTTGTTAGGTTCTCGTTGCCGAAAGTTATGGCACCACTTGAATCTGTTATTGATCCGTTTGCCAGTGTAAGGTTACCGATCGTGGTTCCTGAACCTGCTGTGATGGCACCTAGGAATGTTGTTGTACCAGACACGTTTATCGATCCATCAACTATCAGTCCGTCGTTGATGTTAATTGTGGTTGAGTCTGTTGAACTCAGTGTTGTGCCTTTGATCTGAATGGCACCGAATACCACGTTCCCAGTGCCGGCCGGTTTGATGTTNATGTCCTCGTTTGATCTTGTNCCTTCGATGTTGTTGTCATTGATCCTGAAGGCTGGGAACAGCACGCCACCTGTGCCAGCGGGTTGGAAAACTAGATCTTCATTGGATCTTGTTGCTGATATTTCATTGCCAACAAAGGATATATCACCAGCCGATAATGGTGACAGATACAACTCTGTGAAATTTTCATTCACTTTGTTCATTGCGACTCGTAAATTATCGCCTGTTCCGTCGTTTGCGTTTGATCCTATGTTTAGTGTCTGCTGAGCCATCTTTAAACCTTAATTATCCTTCTTAAAACAACAATCTCATGGTCGTTTAAGTTACTTATCGTACCTCTCAGTCTTAAATTTCCACTGTCTAAGTCTCCTGAGACTGAGATCAAATTCACTTGGTTTCCTACGTTTCCATAAACAGATGTGAACACATTAGTACCGTCGTGCACCGATTGAACTTGAAAGGATTCGAAGTTGTTGCCCACTGAGTCTGTGACCTGTACGAGGTAATATACGGCCCTGTATGCTGTTGCACTAATCGAATCCAGCGTTGCTACCGCTGTGGAAGTACCCGCACCTCTGGCCAAGTTTACCCTGTATGCATTTACTTTCGTAGAACCTCCCGATGTCGAAGTTGCCGACAGTGTTGTAGTGCTACCGGCGTGTCCGACTGATAATATGATCTGATCTGTGCCTTTAGTTGATGTAAGTCCGTATTGAGTCACGAATGCGTTGGTGCCATCACTGACTACAGCCGCCTCACAGATTGCTGAATGGCCTTCTGCGGCGTTGTGTGAAACTATCACGTAGTGTGCCGCTTGGTATGTGCCAGTGCTGAAAGTGTCCAGAGTAGTTGTTGAACTTGAAACTGTGACATTTCCTATTACGTTGATGTTTGTCGAACTCCTGTCTGCTTCGTTGTCAGCCAATCTGATCCTGTATGCGTGTACTCTCAGATTTGTTTCCAGTCCTGCCGCTTTAAGTTCAACGTTTGAACCATTTATCGCCGCGGTCAATGTAATTAGATCGTTGTTTCCTGTGTTCACAATGTTGTATGTGGAGACAAAGGCATCAGTGCCATTGTGCACCAAGGTTGCCTCGCAGTTCATTAGTTCTGTCTTTGATGCGTTGTTCACGGAGATGTAATACTTGGCACCTCTGAATGATGCGTGTGCCCACGAGTCTATGACTTCGCTGGCACTGTCCACGTCTGTGTTTATCACGACAGCCGCTTCATCCTCGCCTGAATATCCTGTTGAGTCGTCATCTCCCAGGCCTATCCTGTAGTAGGAAACACTGTTCTCGGGTGAACTACCTGTGCCTAGCAATCTCACAAGGCCAGCGTTTATGTCCACTGTGGTTGTGACATGATTGTTTGTTCCTGTCCTTGCATTTATGGTGCTTGTGATAAAAACATTTGAGTTGTTGTGCACCACGGAGTGTTTGGTGACTTCGAACTCATCGCTGGCATCGTCCCTGTTGACTGCCAAATAAAATGCACTGTCATATTGTGAGGTAAGAAAATTATCCTGGACCGCTACGCTTGATTCTATTCTGTCGTGTCCACCTGCCGCTGTCACATGATCTATGTCGGTCCGATTAGCGAATGAAATTGTTGTTCTACCATCTTGCACGTCTGTGTCTGTGACCACGAATGACGGTGGAGCGACTGTGGACAACACTTTATTTGCGTCCGTCTTGATCTGGCGTCCCGCCACCATGCTGTTGGGAAACGTGAAACCGTTTATGAGAACATTGCCTGAACCACTTGGTAGGAACAATAGGTTTCCACCTGTGTCCGTTGACTTAATCTTGTTGTCCGTGATGTTTACATTGCCTGCGTTGATGTTTGGTACAGTGAAGGAGACTGTTGTGAAGTCTCCCGCCGCGGGTGTTGTGCCACCTATCACTGTGTTATCCACGGTTCCTTGATTCATGTCTATTTTTGAAATCTGTACAGATCCTGTACCGTTGCCCGATAATACAAAATCGTCATTGGACTTGGTGACCTTGATCACGTTGTCGGTCAGGTTGATGCTTGAATCTATTGTCAAGTTAGAAACATTAACAACACCGGTCCCCCCAGGCGAAAGATTCAAGTCTGCATTTGAACTGGTTGAAATAATGTTGTCATTGAAAGTGAGATTGTCTATCGTTGTAGAGCCAGCGAAAGATGTTGCTCCTGACACTGTTGTCAAACTGCCAAGCGTTGACAGTCCACTGACATCCAATGTCCCTGTTGTGGTCAGGTTGTCATTGCCAAAACTTATTGCACCTGTTGTGTCAGTGATGGCGCCACTGCCCGCAGTCATTGTGCTACCGATGGCCATGCTTGAGGCCGACGTTGTAAGATTCTCATTGCCAAAACTTATGGCTCCTGATGAATCTGTTATTGATCCATTGGCCAGCGTTAGGTTACCTATCGTGGATCCTGATCCTCTTGCAATGGTACCTGTCGTGGTTACGTTCTCATTGCCAAAAGTGATAGCACCTGTGGAATCTGTTATGGATCCATTAGCCACAGTCAGTGTGCTGTTGATCGCAATAGATGTTGAACTAGTTGTCAGATTTTCATTACCAAAACTGATTGCTCCACTGGAGTCTGTTATTGATCCATTGGCAAGTGTTAGGTTTCCTATGGTAGACCCAGTTGCTCTTGCAATGGTGCCTGATGTGGTTACGTTCTCATTCCCAAAACTGATTGCTCCACTGGAGTCTGTTATTGATCCATTGGCCACAGTAAGTGTGCCAATCTGAGATGACGTTGCTGTCGTTGTTAAGTTCTCATTGCCAAAACTTATGGCTCCTGATGAATCTGTTATTGATCCATTGGCCAGCGTCAAATTACCTATTGTGGAACCTGTTGCCCTGCTGATTGTACCTGTCGTAGTTACGTTCTCATCGCCGAAAGTGATAGCACCTGTGGAATCAGTTATGGATCCATTGCCCACAGTCAGTGTGCTGTTGATGGCAATTGATGTTGCAGTGGTTGTTAAGTTCTCATTGCCAAAACTTATGGCGCCTGAAGAATCTGTTATTGATCCATTGCCCAATGTCAGGTTACCTATAGTAGAACCTGTTCCTCTGGCTATTGTACCTGTCGTGGTTACGTTCTCATTCCCAAAACTGATTGCTCCACTGGAGTCAGTTATGGATCCATTGGCTACAGTAAGTGTGCTGTTGATCGCAAATGAAGTTCCTGTTGTTGATAGATTCTCATTACTGAAACTGATGGCACCCGATGAATCTGTTATGGAACCGTCTGCAAAAGTTAGGTTGCCAAGAGTGGAACCAGATTCGGCTGATATTGTTCCTGTTGTGGAAAGGTTTTCATTTCCAAAACTTATTGCACCCGATGAATCTGTTATGGAGCCATCCGCGAATGTGATATTGCCAAGACTTGATCCGGTCTCCGCTGACAGGGTTCCTGTCGTTGTGAGATTCTCATTGCCGAAACTGATCGCTCCGGATGAATTGGTTATCGATCCATTCGCGAAGGTGAAATCTGCGACCACACTGGGAGATACAAATGTCTGTGCACCACTGAACGTGAAGCCACCGCTGGTTGAAAAGTTCCCATCAACTACTAGGTTCTCGTTGATGTTCACAATTGATGAATCTGATGAACTTATTGTTGTTCCGCCGAAACCGATTCCCTCTATGACCAACCTACCGGCACCATTTGCCCGCAAAAATAGATCCTCGTTTGATCTTGTGCCTTCGATGTTGTTGTCATTGAGCGTGATGGCCGGAAAAACAATGTTTCCCGTGCCAGATGGTTTGAATACTATGTCCGCGTTGGACTGCGTTGTGCTGATTTCATTCTGGATAATACCCAGTGATGACTGGGCGAATGGCTTCAAATATAACTCAGTGAAGTTGTTGTTGATCTTGATGCCGGCTCTCCTTATGGTATCACCCGTACCATCATCGGCCAAAGCGCCTAAGTTTATCAGTTCCTGTGCCATATCGACTAATATTTAGTGTATTTTAGGTATATGCATCTAACGGCTATTAGCCTGTGCTTACTCTAAGATCGTTACCGCTTCGGAACAACTGACCTGCAACATTTGGGTTACTTGTAGGTAGATTGGCCATTAGGATCTTAATAGGTATCATTTCAACTGCGCCTGTACCTGTTGCATCAAGTTGCA